TCTGCCATTTATTGTACTTTGTAAAATTCTTTTATTTCGTTCTCAACATAGTATAGAGCAGATAGCTCACCTTGCAAATATTTATAATGTTCAATATCTTTTAAGCCACCTGACATTAAAGTTTCTTGTATTTGGCTTTTTCTGCTTTCAGTTATTTTTTTGAGTTTATCAAAAAAAGTTATTTCATCCATTATTTTTTAGTTTTTGCTGATTTGCCTTTTTTCTTAGCAACTGGTTTGGTTTTTGGCTTAGGCTTTTCTACTACTTCTTCTACTACTTCTACTACCGCTTCTTCAACTACTACTTTTTCTTTTACAGGTTTTTCAAAGACTGTTTCTACTTCTGATACGGGTACTTCACCTTTTCCAATTTTAGACATTTTTTCTGCAATTCTTTTTTCATTAGCTACGGTTTTTGCGTACTCAACTGCTACATGCTGTGCATGTGCAACTGCTTCTAATTCTCTTTGTTCTTTTTTTGCTTTACGCAGTTCTTCTACTGCTTTGTTTTTAAATGATGTTGCCATGGTTAATTCCTCGTTTTTGTTTCTAATTCTAATAATTTTAAATCGGCGTTTTGCCTCAATCTATCTATAGCTACATTTAGTTTATCATCAGCTATATTTTTTTGCACATTTATACGTTGTTCTTGCAAACCGCTATCTACAGATTTTTCTTGTGCCCTTTGATTTTGTTTTTGCATAAACTGTTCTGAGTCCATATCCAGTTCTTTATCCTTCAAATCTAACTCGGCTTTTCTTATTTCAACCAAAGGATCGCTGTCTGCTCCTTGTCCAATAGATTGCAAGAACTCTGATGTTAACTGAGCCATAATAGGTGCACTGTATTGATCCAGAGTCATTTGTATTTGTTGTTGCACTTGTTGTGCTTCTTGTGATGACATTTGTTGCATTTGACCTTGTACTTGCTGTAATTGCATTTGTACTTCTTGTGGTATTTGTTGTGTAGCCATTTCAGCAGACAAGAACTGCAAATGTTGCATGCAGTGACTAATAATTATTGATTGAATCTGTGGGTTTTCTTTAACAACCTGTGTTAAAAATAGACTTTTGTGTGTGTCTAAGTGGGCTTGATGGTTTTGACCTTCAAACGCTTGTGCTGGTTGTCCCATCATTAAACTGCTGTTTTCTATACCAGCATCTACTGGTTTAGGTGTCATGTCAGGTGGTGGTGGTATTAAAGACTCTACATTGTCTACGCCTAAAGCAGCGTACATTCTTTTGTATGCTTCGTACAAACCTTGTTGACCGTGTATTTGTGGATTGGATTGAACCATTTGTAACAATTCTTGTGCCAATGTAATTCTTTGGCTTTGTGAAAAAATGTTAGGATCAGACACTGGTACCACGTCTACACGTCCATCAAAATCTTGTTGTTTTATTTCACTAGGAGCCGAGCCCATTGCAAAAGGGTACTCTGGTGGCAAGTAATCACTAAAAACTTTAGATAAAAGTTTAAACTCAATTTTTTGTGCGTAGTGCAGTCTCTTATGAATAGCACTCATTACTTTGGTGCCTCTTTCTAATAAGGCTACTGTAGTACCTACTGGCATAGCAGCGTTGCTGTCACCAACATTCATATCAGCTATAGCAGCGAATCTCTTACCTGAATCCACCAATAAACCAAGTAATTGCATAAGCACGTTGCTAGGTTCTTTAATGGGTAGAGGTATTAAGTTTTCTCGCAAACTACCACCTGTGGTATCTATGTCTCTAAATTCACCGGGTTGTAAAGGCTGGTCTTCGTCTCTAATTCGCATACCTCTGGCTTTAAAACCAGCTGGTAAATTAGCCAGTGTACCAGCGTCTATAAGCTGTCTTAAAATGGATGTAGATGCTTTGGATAAGCCGCCTATCATGTGTGAAAGTCCTAACCCGTAAAATCCAAGTCCGGGTAAAAACTTATATTGCACAAAATAGTTGATTTTATTTTTAAGCGGATCACCCTCTTGATAGTTTCTTTTTATGGCTAAAACAGCCTCAGAAGCTTCATCAATCGTGATGATATAAGGTAATTTAAGCCCTGTGGGCTCTCCGTTGACATCTACATCTTCAAATCCTTCAATGTCCAGTACGGTGTGAATTTCGTATATGGTTCTGTTTCTGTCTTCTTTGTAACTGGCTTCTATGCCCTGTATCTCGTCTATTTGTGATTTAACGTCCGAATCATCTTCGCTGTAGTCTTCATCATTAATTTCTACATCTGCGTAAAAACCTGTTATTTGTTGCTTTTTAATTTCGTTTAACGACATGCTTATGGCATGAGTAATTCTTTCAGCAGAAGACATGTCTGAAGCCTCATAAGGCACTATTAGGTCTTCTGGTGGTATAAATTTACTAATAGCTTTGTTGGTTGCAAAATCAAAATATACTTTCTTAAAAGCAGAACCAGCTAATGGCAAATAAAACAATAACATGTCTAACTCTGGATCATATTCTTGCATTACATTCATAATGTAATAATTCATGAATTCTTGGACTCTTTCTGCCTGACTTTCTGATTCTATGGTTCTAGCACCTATAATTTCTGTTTTAACTGGTCCTTTTGCTGGCAACATTTCTTTGTAGGCTTGAGCTTGGAACTGAGTAACGGCTTCTGCTAATATTGGGTGAATTACGCCAGAAGAGCCTTCAAATGGTTGTGATCTTGCATCGTCAAATTTCATGCCTAAATATTGCAATCCATCCGTGTAGGTTTTTTCCCATTCACTTCTTGATTGTTTGTCGCTTTTTATAGAGCTAAGTAAATCTGAGGAAATTGTTTGTAAAATTTGATCATCTATAAAATCAACCAAGTTAGAATCAAATTCTATGGCTGGCATAGGCTCTTGTTCTAACTCATCTGTAATTAAAACTTCTTCTTCGTTGACTAAAATTTGAGCAGCATCGCTGATTTGTTCTTGACGTGACTGTTCTGGTATTACCTCTATTGATCTGTTTTGATCAAAAATATCAGGATCGTTTTCTGTGCCTAATGCTTTGTCTATTGCCATAATGTTTTAGTGTAGCACCCTAGGTCGCATATCGTCACTTAAAGAAATTAAATCAGTCAGCTCGCCTTCTACAATTAATCCTTGTGATTCAGCTATCAAGTTTGCTTGATTTATGTCTTCAGCATGTATATCAGGACCTTCGTACTTTTGTGTGTCATGTATAAATGTTGTTATAAATATTTTCATCAATAATACACCGTTCTGTTCTTAGATAAAAACTTTACTTCGTCTTGGTAATCTTCTTTTAAAGATAAAAAACCACCTTGTCTAAATCTCATCAACGCCATAGTAGCACTATCACAGAAATCGTCATGATCTCCAAATGGAAATGCAGCCATTTCTTCTCTTACTTCATCGGCATAATCTTCGTCTGGTGCCCAAACCATACCTGATTCAAAGATAGGTGCCACACTGTTCATTCTGGCTATCTTGTCTTGTCCTCTGCTTGGTGAATAAGCCGTAACTGGTATGCCCATGCGTCTTAATTCTTGTGTTAATGGCGTTCCTGATGCTTTTGCTTCAATTAACACACAATCTGGTTCCCAATATTTATATTCTTCAAAAGCAATTTTTTTCAATTCAGGAAAGTCCACTCTAAATCTTTTAGCATCTAAAAGTATAATTTGTTCTATTTCGTCACGATCTTTAAATATTGCCCAAGTGGTTATGGCTGAATAGTCAGCAGTTTCTTTTTTAGAAAAAGCGGTATCGTAACTTTGTATAACATAACTGTAGTCAGGTATATCATCACCTTCCCATTTTTGCCACCATTCACGTTTTACAATACTGCCTTCTTCTGAGGTTGGGTTTTGCATCCACTGAGCGTTCCATTTGCTTACTGGTAGCGATGCTTTTACTGATAAAAGTTCATCTTTTTTCCAAAATTCACCCCATAGCGGTTTGCCAGATTCGGGCATAATTGCTGGAAATTCAATAACTTCCCATTGGTCTGCGTTGTCGTCACCTTGTTTTTTTATCACTTTACCAACCAAGTCTTTCGTGCTCCAACGTGTCATTACTATGACTATCGTGCCTCCCGGCTGTAATCTCTGTCTAGGTCCTGATGTGTACCACTCGTAAGCTGATTCTAACGATTTGGGTGACAAAGCATCTTGTTCTGAGTGTGGATCATCAATAATCAATAAATCTGCACCACGACCAGTAATAGCACCACCAACACCAGCAGCAAAGAATTCGCCTTCCATGTTGCTTGTCCACCTACCAGCAGATTTGTTATCTGCTTGTAATTTTATTTCTGGAAAAATTACTCTGAAATCTTCACTGTCTATTAAGTTTCTTACTTTACGACCAAATCGCACTGCTAATTCAGCGGTGTGAGTACACTGTATAATTTTTAAAGCACCGTTCAAACCCATCATCCAAGCTGGAAAAAACGTAGACGCGAATTCAGATTTAGAATGTCTGGGCGGTAAGCACACTATTAAGCGTTTAAGTTTACCTTCGGCTATTCTGTTAAATTTGTCTGCTATTAACCTGTGGTGTCTGCCCTCAATAAAAGTATCGCCCCACATGTGTTTAACAAATCCCAGAAAGTCTTTTTGACAAACATCTTGTTTGTCTAGTTGATCGTAACGGCTCAATAAGGCTACAGCCTCTGCTTTGTCTTGTTCAGAAAGAATATCAAAATCTTTTAAAGATATGTCACCCATGTCTAAATCAGGTTGAGTAACTAGGTAGTGACATAGTAGCCACTCAACCCTAAACACATAGTGTCTAGGATAAGTATAGTGTATTTACTGAATATGCTAAACCTCATGCCATTCTTTGTCTTCAAATAGCAATGCTTCTGATGCTCTGCGTTTCACTAAACCTTCTAAAACTACGCCGTCAGCTTTATTCCATCTTTTAATTTGTTCTGGAACTTCATCGTACTTGCCTTCGTTTAAAACTTTTAGCATGGTTGATTCTTTGAGGTTAGTAGGACCTAAGTTATAAACCCAAGATACCAGTGCATCAAATTGATTTTGATCTAAAGGCACTTCAACCATATTGGTAATGTATTCAGAGTATTCCAATAATTCACCAGCCAACATCTCGTCAGCTTCTTCTTGTGTGATCTCCATGCCTTCAGTAACACCTTTAGTAACTCCATAACCAATGGTTAGTACATTTGCTGGACACCTGTATGCTTTTAACTCACATCCTTCAAAGTGTTTTATTATGGCTACGCCTTCTAAAGATACATTCATGACTTTATTCGCCCCACGTTCCGTCTTCTGTAATCTTTCCTGTTTTAGTTCCGCCCCAATATTCGACTGCGTGTTTTTCTTTGATGAGTTTAGCACAAATATCTTCACCATCTTCCGTATAAGGGATGCCAAGAATTCTTCCATATTTACCTTTACCCAATGATTTAATCTTAAATGAACCCGTACATAATTCTTTTAGTCTTTCTTTGGCTTTTAAACCTAATGCTTTTTCTTCTAAGTTTCTAGTCCTAGATTCGGGAGTGTCAATTCCAGCCAGACGAACTCTTTGCTTGTGCAGTTTGACATCAAATCCGAGGTCTAGCACACAGTCGAGGGTATCTCCATCAATAATTCTATCTAAAATTGCGTTATATACAAAAGCCTCTGGTGCATCACTCATCTTTTTTCTCCTGTGGTTTGTCTAGCTCTCTGTAATATTTGATTATAGAAAGTATGTCTTTAGTGTAACGAGTTATTTCAGCCATATCCATGCTCAAATTCTCGTATTCTTTACTCGAAAGTGCGTAATATGCTTTTCTTGGAGCCTCACCCTTTTCAACCAAGTCTAAATACTCTTGCATCAGTTCTGGTGTAATTATTTCCCAAT